GGTACGCCTTACGGCTACATCCAAATGGTCACGATGCCCCGCGTAACTTATGAATTCCATATTATTGTCCGCCAGGCTCGTGACCGCCTTTTTTATCGCGCTGTTGTAATCGCGTGTCCCGCTGGTCACCTCGAGATAGGCAATGTCACTGGCGCGAATGAACTCCTGTTGTCCAGATAGCGCGGTCGTGAGTGTCAGGTTCCTGAGTATCCCGTTCGTTTTTAGGATACCTATATTCAGCACGTCCTGCATCGCGGGGGATAGCGTGAGCGGCAGGTCAACGCCCGCCGCCTTGTATATCTTTTCGTCGAACCTCATGGAGCGGACGCCCGCGCGGTAGAATATCCCCCGAATGGCCGCCTCTGATTTTCCTGTCAGTTGTGCGACGCGCTTGATGATGTCCTGATAGGCAAGTCCTGCCTCCTGAAGCCGCTGCGCGCTCCACCCAGCAGAGGTGTAAGAGAGGTTTCCAATCCTTCGAGCCAAGTCGGCAATAACTCCATCTGCAAATTCCTGATAAAGTTCGACGGCTTCGGCTGGGAGGGTGTCAAGGAAGTCGGGGTCTAACATTTACAGCTCTCCTCTTTTTTGCATAGCCCTAACCCGTTCGGCAGACTCAGGCGTCAGCCTGAAAGAGTACACCCGTTTCCTCGTCCGCTTGCGGTTGGTGCTGAATGTATGGATCGACCCGTCCACATTCATGACAGCCTGCAACTCTACGCCACACTCTGAGCAGATGACAAAAAATCTCGGCGGGCGCAAGTGCTTCCGCTTCGATCTTGTGAATGTGAATGGCTTGGGGTGAGTGTGCATGTTTTATTTACCGAACGGCTTACGCTACCTGCGCCTGAGCGGGCGGAGTATCTCCGTCCGGCTGCTCTAAGGCTGAGGCGTTGACAACTGCCTGAGATGTCGCGCCAGTCTCAGGCGTCAGGTGCGCGTTGTGTTCGGCGGTGACATCGTATCGCCAGGCTGTTGGCTCTTTTTCGCAAAAACCTTCTTCGATCAATTTATCAACCAGACTAGCGGCGCGGGTGTAACCAATTCGCATATTGCGCTGGAGATATGACACGCTGACATATCCAACTTTGCGAGACACTTTCTTTGCTTGCTCAATCAATGGGTCTTTTTCAATCACGTTTATTCTCCTTCGGCAATCCGCCTAACGGTTTGCGTAACCCGCGTGTGCGAGAACGCAAGACCATAAATTTATTCACCGTCCGCGTTGCCAACGCCCGCCACTTGTCCACTGCACGCAATGTTGGGCAGTGGTAGCAACGCGGAACACTCTGAGCAATAAGGACAATGCTCTTTTCCGCCAGGGAGGTTGTCGAGTTCAAAAAATTCTTCATTGCCACACTCGACACAAATAATTTCAACAAGGTATTCGCTCATAAGATACTGCCTAACGGTTTGCGTTACTGGCTTGGGCGTAAACCCATAGCCATTCCAATTTTTTCGATGAGTAGCCCAAGTCCAGTGGACGCTTTGTTAGCTTGCGTTTCGCCACTCAAACATTGTTGGCAAAACAAGAAATCACCATCTGGAATACTTGAACGTAACCACCGAAATTTTCGTTTATTGACAACAACCTCAACCCAATCATTTGCTTGCCACAAACCATTTTCACCAGGTGACATCTTGCCACACCCATCACATTTCTCAACCTTAGACATTGTTTATCTCTTTCTCTTGCAAAGAAGCAAGCTAACGGTTTAGATTACTGGCACGCCGTCTGATTCGGCGACCACGTTGGACACCGCCTAACGGTTTGCGTTAGCGGCTGATGGTGGTGGATTGAGATTCACCGTCCGCTTGCACCAGCCCACCATCAGTCGGCTGCACGCGGTGTTAGGCGCCTGACTATGGACGCGGAGAACCCGAACCCTAAAGCCTCTGTTGCGGACACATAATAATTTGGGTGCCTAGAAAGACGGGCAAGGCGGGCGGGCGTAAGTGGATATATGCGTGCAGAGCCACCATTGCGAAAAAATACAATATCGTTATGCTTGCCACTGACTCCAATTTTATGGATTTTTTGCATATTGATTACCTTTCTATTGGCGCCTAACGGTTTGCGTTACCTGACGCCGATGATAAAAAGCAACATCGCCAGCAAGAGAAACGCGCAAAAAAACAACCACGCCAGCCGCACGCCAAAGGCGGTCAGGTGCACGCTTTGTTGGGCGGAATTGAAATTTACAGGCTCATTACATTTTGCACACACCCAATCAGTATCAGGCGCACTAGGACGCTTTTGCATATAACTACTGCCACACTTCGGGCAAACTTTTTTGAATATTTCAGGCATGTTTTCCTTTCGGGCTTCCGCCCAACGGCTTGCGTTAGTGGCAAGTGGCGGAGGGTGTAGATTCTCCGTCAGATTTGCCCGCGCCCGCCACTTGTCCACTGCACGCAATGTTGGAAAGCCAGCTATTACCTAAGACCAGCAATTCCGACAAATGCGCCAGAACATATTTTTTATCGGAAGGCAAGCCGTTTTGATTGGCATAGTAACCAGCCACGTAAGGCTTGAACCATTCCGAATGCTCGAACATATACAAACGCTCCATAACGACTTTTGCCTGAATTTGTAAATGGCATTTCTGACAAAGAGCCGCCAGATTCCACCATTCGCAATTTGCAGGATTCATATCGAGATGATGAACCGTGAGACAGTAACCACTTTTGGGATCGTGCTTATGGTTGCACCGCACACACCGCCAACTAGCAAGTTCTTTTGTTTCGGTTGCAATCTCTTTCCAGTTTGGCGGATAAACGCCTGTGCTTTTTCTTGGCATGGAGACTCCTTTTATGGCTTTCCAACGGCTTGCCTTACCTGCGCGGGGGGGGGCTAGGACAAGCCTTATAAATCAGAATAAAGTATCAGGCGTGGAAAATGCCTGAGAGGGCGCAGACTCCCCCGCGTCAGGTGCAGGCTGTGTTGTGCGTATTGATGGCATAAACGGCTGAACCTTTGAGAGCCTACGATTTGTAAGACGGATGTATTCGGGATTGAGCTCACACCCGATATATAAACGATTGTGCCTGATTGAAACTTCGCCAGTTGTGCCTGAACCATTGAACGGATCGAGCACGGTATCACCTTCCTTTGTGCCTGCCAAAATGCAAGGCTCTATGAGATCGGGCGGATATGTTGCAAAGTGCGCTTCCCTGTATGGCTTCGTTGAAACTGTCCAAACGGTTTTCTTATTTGCAGTAACGTATAAAGTGCCGTCGGCTTTCATGTTGCCGCTGTGACCTTTGAAGCCAGTACCCCCGCCGCCTTGCGTGGGGATCCATTCTTTGCCTGACTTCGTGCGAACGCCATAACCTTCGGCTTTGTTACCGCCAAACTTTACCGCCTTCATTTTGCCGTTTGTTTTCTTGCCACCATTAGCGCGGCTACTGCCTTCTTGGTTTTCCACATCTTGCGCCAAACGTGCTACGGATGAGTCTTTCGCTGGCTCACGAATTGCGGCTTGATCGAAGTAATAAACCTTACTCTTGGTGAGTAGGAATATTTGCTCATGGCTTTTTGTGCAACGGTCTGTCACGCTTTCGGGCATAGGGTTTGGCTTATTCCAAATTATCTCTTGACGTAAGTACCAGCCATCAGCACGCAGAGCAAAGGCGACCATCCAGGGGATGCCTATAAGGTCTTTAGGTTTTATAACTGGATGCTTGCCATCAGTCGGACGGGTTTCACCTTTGCCAGAAATTTGATGCTGTGATCTCTCCAAAGTATTTCGGTCTTGGTGTTCGGTAGACCATGCTTGCGATGACTGACCTTTACCGCCCCAATAACTATCACCGAGATTGAGCCACAAAGTACCGTCATCTTTTAGTACCCGCTTCACTTCACGAAAAACGAATACAAGTTTTTCAACATAGGCTTCGGGCGTTGGCTCGTTGCCTATCTGACCACTCATGCCATAATCGCGCAAGCCATAGTAGGGCGGCGAAGTTACCACACACTGCACAGAGCAGGCGGGTAGGTCTTTCAGGGTTTCAAGGACATTGCCTTCGAGTATTTTTGCTTTCATAGGTTTACGCCCAATGGCGCGAGCGTCAGCTGCAAGGGCGACGCTCACGAAAGAAGCCGCCCACAAATAGGACAATACTTGAAGTTGCTGTGCATCCATTTGAAATAGTTATGAGTGTAATAAGGGCAGGCTTCTGTAGTGTCGTCCTTGTCAGCTGCACGCAGTAGTTGGGCTGCGCGAAGTTGCAATTCTATTTCTTTTTCGATGATAGACATTCTTGCCACAGGCGCTAACGGAGGAGCTACAATGATACCAAGTTGATCTTCGAGAGCACATAAAAACATTTGCAACATATTTCACCTTTCTACTAATAGCAGCCTTACTACTGCGTTTACGCTCGCGCCATTGGGCTGACCAAGCCCCCCGCAGTTTGGGGGAGCGAAGCGTCAGCCCAACTATGTTTATACGGCAATTGTAATACACAATTCAAAAACGCGCAATGTCTACGCTCCTGTTTCGTCCAGATTCGAGAATAGATCAACGGACGGGCGCTCCTCCTGCGCTTCCTTGACCCATAGTTTAGCGACTGACGGCACCAGGCCATAGTTTCGCTCCAGGAAGCGAGGCTTAGACATCACGCCCATCGACAGCGCCTGCTGATCCTGTAGGAATTGAGACTGTGCGTCCACCACCAGCGAATCATCGAAGTCGATGCCGACCTCATAGTCGCCACGCGGGGCCAGTTTGGCGATGTCGCTCCATGCGTTCATGGCGTAGACCACCTGCTCGATGGTGTCCTGCAATGCCTTTTGACAATCCACGACCAGGGCGTAGGAGCGTTGTTTCTGCGTGATGATCTCTGTGGCCGTCGTTGTGACCAGGTTCGGATCGGAAAGCGTGCCATAGGCCAGTGATGTCACAAACTCGATCCGCTTCAATACCGCGTTCAGACCTGCGAGTATGTTTTGCTCGCGCAGCGTCGGCGTCCATTCTTTGAACAGATCCCCGCCCGCGCCGATACTTGTCCCGCTCTGTTTATAAGTTCTATATAGTCGGCGGTTCGGCAGGATGGGGTTATCGCTAGAGTCGCGGTCGAACGCGAGTTCGTCCACGTCGATGGCCCGCTTGCCAGACTCAAACTCCCACAGGAAATTAGACCAGATATCATCCGCTTGTTTTATCAACGGATTTGTACCCATCGCCGCGCGCGCGTAGCACGAGACGCCCAGCGGAGACGAGGTGTCTATGTTATTCGCTTGCGGAAATTTGAAATAGGCGAATAAAGGTTTGTCCAGCGGCGCGATCCACTTGTCGCCTTCGAGTTCAGCCCATGCGGGAACGGTTGATAATTCGATCTCGCTGCCGAGTGTTTCCTGGGCGCTGGATTTGTATGCCTTGTTGATGATATTGCATCCGCGTCGCGGTTTGCCATTGATGACGGTATCCCCCATCGTGTGACGTTCCAGGCGTGTGTAATAGGTATCGCCTATCTTGCGCTGGTCAGAGAATACGACATCGACCATTACGTCATTGGCGTCAAACTCGATGGGGAAAAACTCATCAGCCTGCACAAAGTTGAAGGCGATCTCTTTGCCGTTGAAATATGGCTTGATGACCAGACCGCCTTTCGCGCATCCGTATTCGACTTCCTCTCTCAGCCGGCTCATTACCTTATCAAATTGTATGGACAGGTAATCCGCACGCTTGGAAGGGACAGGCTCGGCGGGCGCGGTTGTATCGGGCGCCTGGTCGGGTTTCTTACCTGTGATATTGACTTCCATTTCTATTGTCGTGAGCCGCGCAATTTCGCCAGCGATGGCGGAGGGGAGCGACAGACTGGGGGTGTCGGCGGTTGTCCATTCTGCCTCATTCTTGTACAGTTTCGACCACAACAAAAGAGCCTCAACCATCGGGGTCGAGACATCCATCAGGGTTATATTAAATGCCTTATTTATTTGAGTCGCGTTCATGCCAAATACTCCTTTTATAAATTGCCAGATATTCGCGAAAAAATTATTCATAATGACCTCATGTATCTAGTGTACTGCTTAATCGTGCGCCTGTGTGGGTTATTCGATGTCATTGACCCCTCACATTGTACGCCAAATTCAGGGCGTATCTAACCGCCGAAATCGCATGGTCGTCCTTGTCAACGTACTCGCTTATGTATTCGTCTTGACTGTTTTTTGCGAATTCATAGTTGATAAATTCATCCGCCGTGTATGGACAACGGACGGGATCAATAACTATCTCCGTCAAGTTTTCCAGCCAGCGCATACTATACCTTAAGCTCCCTGCTCCTTTTTCCGAGCCACGCGCATTGGCCCCGAATTGACGTAGATCGGCAATCGAGCGGGGTTCGGCACTATCGCAGATGAGCAGGTCTTTGTTATTGTATCCATACTTTTTAATGGCTTTATAGAACTTTTCGTTGCTTGCTTTCCACATCCTGACTTCGCCATAAATATATAACTTTCTCTGGTTGTTGTTGTAGGAACATTTAACGTAGTGACTTGGATCAACAGAAAAACCAAAGTCAAGTCCGTTGTATTCGTGTGTGAATGTTTTAATCTCCGCGTCGGATATTTCACGTAATACAGCCGTAGAAAATACCGTCCCCCCCGTACCAGTAACCTCTCCAAGATATTCGTTAGCGTAAGCGAGAGGATTGACTTCTTTCAGGTGTTCAGCCTCCGCCAGCCACGCATCCCCCAACCACTCAGGCGGTACGCTTAAGTAATTACTTCTATGTTGGTATTGATTCTTCTTTGGTACCTTCGCGTATTTGTTGATCCAGTTTTGCGCAGAGCGTGGCGGGTTCCAGGATTTGAAGAAATACATATCATTTCCGCCGCGCAGGCTTTGCTCGACTTTTCTTATTTTCTCCGCTGACTTGGATTGATCTGCTTCTTCCTGCCACATGATACCCAAATAGCCGAAGGGTGGTTTCAGCGATTTTATTTTACCAACGTCATCCAGCCCTCTGAAATAGATATTCTGTCCCGTTGGTAAGTAGGTGATTTGCAATGGGTTCGTTGTACATTTGAATGAATCATATAAACCAAGCTCGTTGACCGCCCAAACTAACTGAGCATACACAGAGTCACGGACTGTTGAGAAAACCTGTCTGGTCGCCAATGCGTGGATGGTCGGATTGTTCACTATCAAATAAATTACAGCCAATGACAGGAAGCTGGATTTCGTGCTGCCTCTGCCGCCGAATATAAGATACTCGGTGTGCTTATGGTCTTTTATGTCACGGTATAAATTAACGAAGTCAGGCGCGATCAAGTCGGCGGGAAGCACTAGAGTTTGACTCTCTCCGTCAGCCATCATCACGTCGATATTTTCCTGCTTCGGCGCGTCCATGCCTAAAATATCGCGGTAGCTTTTCAGGTTCGCGGTTACGACATCCAGAAAGCCCTTGTCCCATTTACCCTCTTCGGTGCGCTCTGTCATTTCCTTCGTTGTCCCCTGCGGACCTTCGGTGATGCGCTTTTGCGTGACCTTGATCGGTTCAGTGCTGCGTACCCATCCGCGCCAGGCTTCCTCCTGTTGAACGCGCAGGGTTGCAAGCACGCGCCCGCGGGATTCGAGGATCTCCTGGGTGGCGGCTTCGACCCAGCGCTCACGGATTTGAGCGATGTCGTAAGACACCTGTTGCTGTGTCAATTTATAGGGACGTATTTCGTTAAGGTGATCGACTATATCCTTTTGTAACCATCCCTTGATTGATAACGCCTCGATAACAGGCAGGTCGAGAAGTCTCTGCGGCTCTGTGCGCTTCTTCTTCGCCATTATACAAACCCCAACAAACGAGAATTTGGACGGGTGGAATTCCGTACAAACAGGCGGGATCGAGCGTTATTTATTTTGAGAATAGTCAGGAATTGATACATGGGTGATTAGTTGTCTACACGACTTAATGACTTCTTTTTA